AAGATATTGTTGATCCGTATAAATCTACTTGACCAACTCGTTTTATATTAATTGCAGCATTTACATCTCTATCATGGCTTGTTCTACAAACAGGACAATCCCATTCGCGAACATTCAAGAGAAGAACTTCAAGTTTATGATTACAACAAGAACATGTTTTTGATGTGGGTGTAAAACGATTTATCTTATAGAATGTTTTGCCAAACCAATTTGCCTTATACTCAATCATTGAAGCTAGTGTAGACCAGGCAGAATCTTGAATAACTCGTGATAGTTTTCTATTCTTCAACATACCCGATACATTTAAATCTTCCATGAATATTGAATCATAATTTTCTATTAGCCATGTACTCACGCAATGATAATAATCATTGCGTTGTCTGGTATATTTTGAGTATTTCCTCGCTAACTGCATTCTCGCTTTTTCTCTGTTGTTGCTCCCCTTACTCTTTCTTGCGAGCTTTTTTTGTAAATGCTTGATTTGTTGCTTGGTTTTTGTCAACAATATCAAATCTTTTGGATTTCTAAATTTATCACCATCACTGGTAATAAATAAATCCATAATTCCTAAATCAATTCCGATCTCGCGACCAGTCATTGATCTTAATTCTTGTTCCACTTCAGCCAACACAGATACATAATATCTACCATCTTTATCAAGAGATATTGTAGCACTTTTTATTTTGCCGTCAATTTCTCTGTCAATAATCGCTTTTACGTATCCCAATTTTGGTAAATGTATCTTGTTATTATTTATGCGAATTACATTGTTGTTATTTGGCGTCCGATAGCTTTGTCTTGCATATTTGCTTTTAAATTTTGGTGCGTTTACTTTTTTGCCTTTTCTTTTACCATTAATTGCCTTAAAGAAATTACTATATGCTTCCGATAAATCTTTGGCCGCTTGTTGTAGTGCTTGACTATCCACGTCAGCTAAAAAAGTTGCATCTTCTTTTTTCCACTCCACCAACAGGTTGTTCATTTGAAAATGAGTTAAGTGGTGTTCCTTTGATTTATATCTTTGCAATTGAGTATTGAGAAGGTTATTAAACACATATCTTTTACACCCAAATGTCTTCGACATCAATTCTCTTTGAATGATGGTCGGGTAGATTCTGTATTTGAATGATTTAAATATCACTATCTCGGTATACTCTATTATAATGATTCGTATATACTTGTAACACACTGACCAATTGATTGTAAATATCTGCGTTGCCAGAACGAGCTATGGCAATCAATCTATTTTGTAATTGATAGATTTTACTCTCAACTTCTTCTTTTGTCAATGATTCCAACTTTACCAATGGATTCATATCTTATATTTATCTTTTTATGAAGTTTCATCACTCTTGCCATGATTCAATATTCTATCAAGCAAGTCGTTTCTTGATAATAATTGTCCCTCGGCGGTTTCAAGAATTTCTTCTGTTGGTTTGGCGCTCTTTTCCTTATCAAAATCAAGCTTGGCTTTTTTCAATTGTAATTCAACGATTTTTAGCTTCTTATTCAGTTTAGCTTGTTTTGCTGCTAAAGCATGACCGAACATAGAACTGGCTACCGATAATATCTCAGCGGAATATCGTGAATCAACTTGATAACCAAGTGATACCAAATCTGAAAAAGTTTCAGTTGCTTTTTCGGCTAATTCATCCAACTCTCTATCAGCAGCAGATAAGTCACGAACAGTAGGCAATGCCGCATCTATACGATCAATAACATCATCTATTTCAATAAGAGAATCCAAATCAATTTCGGATGGAAGTGATGATTCTATGATTTTTGAATCATCGTCTGTTGGTAGATTGAATATTTGTTCAAGTGTTTTCATAATAGTAGTGTAATATACTACTATTTAGCTTTTTTGTTTTTTAGTGTTTTTTACCTTGCCAGAACAGTTCTCGCTCTGTTAATACTCTAAAGTGTAATCCATATTGTTTACAGAATATTCTTGCTTGTTGCCATTTTGCATGATTGACTATGATAGCCATTTTATCATACTGTGATGTTTTTTCAGTGAGAATGGTTTGACCGTATGGTTTGATTTCAAGCAATTCCGCTCTTAGTGTATTTGTTTTGTCAAGATAATTGATTAAAAAATCTGGAAGATATGTGGTATTTTTTCCGGTGAGGGGATTTCGATACTTTATGCGTAAAACCTCACTTCCCCACCTCAGAATATGAGGGTTAGTATCAAGCATTATCATCACTCGGTTTTCCCAACCCGATCTGTATGTTGGCTCTTTGTTGCCAATGTACTTATCTTTATTGATTACATTATAAATTCCTTGTGAGTAGTTCTTTTTTGCCATAACACAACTCCATTAGAATTATTTATCTTATTTTTCTTCCATCAATCCATCCATCTGGTTGTTTTCCGACCGCATACAAATGAGCTTGTATTCCATTATTATATCACTTACTTCCTTTATTGCGGGATTCAACTAAACCCAACCTTCTGGTTCTTTTCCTGGTACAAACATTTTAGTATTTGACCCATCGGTAAATGCTCTCAATTTAGTTTTCGTCAAATGTCCTTCAACCCATCCTTCTGGTTGTTCTCCGGGAAAACAAATAGTCGTCTTAATTCCGTTGTTGTATGCTTTTTTGCCTTTCGATGAAGGGGGTTTTGTACCAAGTTCTCTGTGAATTATTGATTGTTTCTTTTTTGTTTCTTCAGATGCAGTAGTACCAAAACTGTTATGCACCCATTCGCCCGATAAAACTTTAGGATGATTAGTTTCGACTAATCCAATCGTTTCTCCAGTAATTAGATTTTTGACAATCATTTTTCCTTTTTTATGAGCATATCTTTCTTCTTTGTCTTCTTTGGTCAACGAATCATAATGAATTCGTTGACTTTTACTCATTTTACTTTTGGTTTCTTCTGTTACTTCTTTGCCGTATCTTCCATTTAACTTTCCTGGTCTAGATTTTTTTGCATTTATTACGGCTTTTTCATCATCAGATAAACTGTTCCACTTATCTTTCGCCAACTGTACATAGTAATCCATATTTGCTTGAATATGTTCAAATCCACCATCTCCCTTTTCTTCTTTTAAATTCGCCCATATTTTTTTGCCATTTTCATCAACTGCATGCATTATATTCCAGAATCTACTCATGAATTGTCCCTTGCTCTTTATTTCATCATAATCGGAGGTGGACAATATTATTGTGGTATGAATTTCTTTTCCGTGTTTGTTTAGATGCTTCTTCCAGTAAACACCAGACCCAAGATATTTAATAGGATCTTTCCTACGTGTGTAACATAGATATTTTAATTTCGTTTTTAGGTGAGTTTTCACCATCAGGTGATAAATATGTGTCATGCTGATACTCCATTATAGTATTAGAACCGATGGAGACTGCAATCTCGTGATCGGTACTTTTATTTACCAATCTTATTGATTACATTATAAATTCCTTGTGAGTAGTTCTTTTTTGCCATGTTGTATTTATCGGTTTTGATAAATACTTGATATCATAGCCAAGGATTTAATATCATTGTTCACGAAGTATGCCTCTGGTGATATTAGCAAACAACAATTGGTTACTACCTTAAAGGGAGTTCAATCCAGAAGAGCATCTGATAAAGAATTAGCCAATGCCTTGTCATCAGATGCCGAAATTGAACGCGAATTAGATATGGAACCAGTTGAACAAGTATCAGAAGATATCTCAAGAATCAGAAAATTAGCAGGATTGAGGTAAAATCCAATCAAGCCAAACAATTACGAGCAGAATAGTAGTCCGGTGCCGAAGGGGTATTTAATCCCAATAATGTCATCGGGCTACGCAAACTATTGATATACAAAGCTAATTGTAGAGTCAATTCAGGTATACCTTTACCTTGTATCTCTTGAAATAATGTCATCACAGGAATGTTAGATTCATTTGCCACGCGAAACATCGTTACTGTCATATTACCAGCCGCTTCCCGCGTATCAAATACTGAAAGAAAATAGCTAAAAATTACATCATACTCAACCAACGGAACAGTGATATCAAATTTATAGAATAAATCAAATACCCTTACGGTTTTATCTATTTGAAAATTAGTCTCGTTAACAGACGACATTATTAGCTCACGTTAGCTTGGAACATTGGAAACATCATTCCTGATGCACCATTAGGAGTTAATCTTACACCAGCTGGCAAAGATTGTTGTAATATACTGGGTGCAGAAGCGGATAAATTCAAACTAACACCAGAGGCATTATTTCTATAATCAAAATTCACAGTAGGTTGTTGTACTTGTCCTATAGTATTGACTGTATTTACCGCTTGTAAATCCACCGTTGATCCTTGCACCGTAGACACCGTTGAGCCATTTTGTTGCACAGTTGCAGTTGCAGCAACAGTAGCAATCGGACTGGGTTCTACATCATAATAAGCAGGATCGGCAAATCCGGGAACAGCAATACTTGGACGAGCACCGCCAATATCACCAGTATAATATTTCACAGTCTCATACTGAAGAGTAACTGTATTGATCATAGTGCCATCACCAGAAGAATAATCGTAAATATCATGTAACCAATCTTTAATCATTGGATTGATTAGCACATACGAAGCGAATTTCTTTTGACTAAATCCATATATTTGAACATCATTAAAGAATGGTGGTTTAGCTAATGGATTGGTAGCATTGCTATTATAATACGATTCACCAATATAACCCCAATCGGTATATTCAATGTTCTTATCGTATATATTTCGTTGATTGTACATTGATCCATTTACTTGAACACCGCTTTGTCCTGCTGTACCATTAACGGACTGAA